AAGCAAGCACTAAGAGAAGTGAATATCTTACTGTTGCAGGACGAGGTAGCATCCCCTGACACAACCATTTCAAATCCAGCAACCGCAGATGTTGGGTTTCCAAGCCTTTCCCAAAGAAGATGAGTTCTTTCCTCTAAGTCTAAAAGGGGAAGACTATCCTGCTCCCAGTTATAGAAAGAACTCGTATCGAATTTAGATACATTTGCAGTCCAACAGCCATATAAAGCGTTAGATCCTCTAGAAGTGTAAATGTCAGTTAATGAAAACATAATTATTAGCTAAAAGAAATAGTCCACCGGAAGATGTATCCGAGATCCGAGGTTTTTCTGAAATTAGTAAAGTTCTTATAAGCAACTAGAATTGAAGAATCTGTTGCACGCCCTGTGGGATTCTTCATAAACAACCCAATCTCATTTAAATAAGCGTCAGCACCATTACGAGAAAGATTATTGCATGAATCCTCATCAATGAATATCGTGTATCTTACACTACGATCATCAATCTTGGTTACCTTACTAAAAGGAATTGCAGCAAAAATTGGTGTTGGTGATGTTGTATGAACTCCATTCTTTAGTTGAGTTGCACTAAACGCATATAAGTTACTATCACCATTAGTAGTATACTCAGCGACACTGGATAGCGCCCCTGATAGTTGATAGGTTGAACTTACTTGGGCTCCAGCATTTCCACTTACTCCTAATTGAAATCTATCAATTTGAAAGTCTACAATTGATTGAGAGCCTAACTTGGAGAAAAAGTAAGCTAATCCTACTCCCATGCCTGATACGATCATGTTACGATCATCGAATATTAGGGTCTCATTTCCACCTCTAACTTCATGGATAGTTAAATGACCAGTGATATTTAAGTTGCTTTTGATATCCATATTAGAAATTCAATTTTAAGTTGTAGTTTGGTCCTTTATTTGCTGCATTAGTAGTAGTTCCACTCACTAACGAATACTGATATCCTGAGAATCCCAAAGCATCATCATGCACAAGAAGATCATCCAAGAATGTTACTTTTCCTACCAACTTGTAAATACTAGGATTATTTACAGCAGACCAAGTGAAAGGAGGTCTTAATCCTGCTCTTAACATTGCAGGAACATCGAAGCAATAAAGACCTATATGCTTAATTCCCCCAAATGCCTCTAATGCTGCTGCATCCCCCATTTGGACACAGACGTAAACATCAACTATTGGGGTTGAGGATATGGTTGAGTATGCGACGACCTTTGCTCCACTTGTCCATGGTGCAGTTGCAGCGGCGGAACCATTCATTGCAGAAATTCTAATGAATCCACTAGAATCTACTACCCCATAGGTATTGAATACCCCGCTTAGATTACCAGAAATAACCAACCCACCAGTAACATTATACATGGCATACTTAGCGGTATTCCCAGAAGGTGGATATCCCCCAATAACATTCCAAGCAGAACTTAAGGATGAATCTATAACTGGATTCCCATAGTGTCCATAGTTAGGGGAAGCTGAATAATTAGATTCAGTTGAATTCCTCTCTAACCTGGAATCATATACAGATGGATAACAGGGAAGTGAGCTATAGGTTGAAGAGAAATTAACATAAGTTGCAGACACATGATAAGACGAAGGTTGTAAGGAGTTGTATCTTACGAACCTAACGAAACCATCATTATACGAGCTTACAGATGAGGAATTAATTATATGGGCATGATACTTAAACCCATCTGCATCTTTCCCTAAAGTAATTGCCTGGAAAGTATAGTTGGAAACATCCAATATTGCACTAGCAGTTGGAATGCTTCCCAGCGCAGGATTCGTAGACATTACTTGAGCTAGTATTTCACCGAAAGAATTCAATATCATTAGAGGTTAACTGATACCAGCTCCTTAAATTGTGTAAATCCTACCAAATAGTAACTTGGGTTTGTCCAGGTTGACATAATTCTATAATCCAATCTACTTCCACCGTTTGAATACATTATAGAACTTGTTTCTGCGGAATCTCTACTTGCATACCCAGTTTGCGCATTCTTTCCTGATATATCATTCCAGAACTTAAAAATGGATCTTATTTGTTCCCTATCCAACTCCACTCGATACTCAGGGCAATATTCCTGTCTTAATGGCTTATGGTAAGGAGTTCCACTTACCAAGATTTGGGAAATTCTATTAAGAGATTGATTCACAAGATTTACCTTATCAAATAAGATAAGGGTATCCGTAATATCAGGTAATGGGAATACTTCAATAAGGTAATTTTGAGTCTTTCTATGAACCTGACCTAAAGACCTAGCATAGTCTGGGGAAGGTAGAGTTACGTTATTCATAGTATCGAACTCTACACTAAACTCTTCGAAGTCGTCCTTAGAGAAAGTTAGCAATGGTGAAATGGTTGCCCCACCAGCAATGTCAATACATTGTAGGTGCTTTGTATTATCTCCGCTCAATCTATTCTTAATAGTGAATCTTCCCTTCTTTGAAAGAGATAATAAGTCCTGATAACTAATTACAGGATCATGGCAAACCCAACCATTATCAGTCCAAGACCACATCCAGGCTCCTTCTGCTTTCGTATGGATCCAAATTCCTAATTGAGCATTACCTAAATGAAGTCCATCCAAAGATGTAGCTAAAGCTTTGACATCAAACTTATACTTAGATTCTGGCAATAAGAAATTAGTCTGTAGAGGGTGCCCCTCTTCAACAGGATATGAAGTGTCGATTATATTGAATCGGATTCTTGGTAAAGGAGAATACGATTTGCATTGAATGAAAGAATTCTCAAACATATAAGGATCAGCGTCTTTTCTAAGTTGATCCAATGGTAGTTTGATAACACTAAATGAATTTTTACTTGATCCTCCAAATGGTAGAATTAGGTCTACCCCATCTACTACAGAAGAAACTACTGCATCCGTAGTTCCCTCAATTGATGAGGCTTGGTAATCATAATCAGACGCAGTAATTTCTATAGGAGCACTCAAAGATGTAGAAGCAAGACTTGAATTTACTCCTAATATCTTAAACTCTGAGTTACGTAATATTGATCCGAAAGTATGAGCCCAAATATTGGGTCCATCTAGATAGAACAACTCTTCTGATAATCTATGGCGAGCAAAGTCATTTGTGTAATATTTGTAATACTGATGGAAATCATATCCAAACGCAAAGTTATAGTAGTCATTCTTTGAATTTGGGAACCATCCACTAGATTCAGTCGCCTGATTTGCATACCCAAGAGCAGGATTTAGATATGTGGACTCTAATAATGTATTAGAGATATAAGCAGAAGCTTCAATTGTCTTTCTTGCTTCCCCAATGTAGTGCATGGTTGCATAGATATCAGGTAACTGTCCACGATCAACAAAATAATTATCTGTGGATGATCCGTTGTATCCTCTGCAATTTAGAGTGTTACTTACATTGTATCCATAAATTACTGCTGTTGAATCTAAAGTATAGCATTTAGAATACACTGCTGGGAGATTTAAGTAATCTGTAATGGTCTCATACGCCATTGAACTTGGAATGAGTCCTAATGGAATTCCACTTAGAGAAGATGCCATAGACCAAGACACAGGCATGTTAAATCCTGTTCGATCGTAATACCCATCCTGTGGCATTAAGTTCTCATAGGATCTTCTTCTAAACGTATTTCTAGGAACCGAACCTATTCCACCTCTACCATTAAATGCATAGGCCGGGAGAGAGCTAAATGATCCTCGTTCCGTAATTCTACCAGATGTATTATTACGGGTATACAGATTCATACTTAGCCCGGAGAGACCATAATTTTCCAGACTTCTGACCAGTCCCATACTATCCTTAATCTCGGAGTCCACAATAGGGTAAGTGGAATCTTCTGAGTAAGCGTAATCAACCGTCGATACTTGAACACTAATTAGAGGTATTGCGTGAGCAGGGGAAAACTCCCCAACAATTTGAGCAGCAACAATAGCGGCGTCACCACTAGAAACTGAGAAGTCGTCATCTAATTCAAAATTGAATTCATTGCTATCGAAAACTAATTTGAAGTGAGAGGACTTTCCATTCCAGAGGCTTGCGTAATTAATCTTCTGATCTGTAACATCTAATACTAAAGTATCTAAATTGGGTGGCTCTTGGTATTCTGTAGTAAAGAACAGCCAACTTGTAGACCTAATATCCTCATCTGTATTGATCGTATTGTCCAGAATATAATCCCTGAATTGTAAGGCAAATGTCCTGTTTACTCCAAAACAAGACAACCTATCCGCCAGGAAATCTACCATATCAGGGGTTAACTCGACGTTAACATAATATGGGTATTCTTCAAATGGAGGAATCTCATAAGATCTTCCACGATAATTAAACTTGTTATCCTTACCAGGAATCCTGAACCTTTCTGGAAACTTTGTGTATGTCTCTAGAATAATCCTATCTACTGCTAACTTAATATTGTCTTCCATGCTGGACGTAGAGTATCCAGCGACATGCATACTATTAGCTAAAGGTCTTGTCCAAGTTGAAAAGTTTTTAAAGTAGTCTGATTCTGTTGCTAATGCATACATCAGCAAGAACGGTATATACGATTCCCAAAGTTCTGTAATACGAGATTCTATATTGAAGATACCCTTAGGAAAGATTGTATTTAGAGCATACTGAATGGACTTTTTGGTCCCTATTCTTTTATAGATATCTACAGCATTTCTTAGCTGTAATCTCCACCTATCAGGATTGGTGCCAAACAGTCTCCATCCTATTAGTTCTGCCAATAGTGGTAGATATTCATCAGGACAATCATTAATACTATAAAGTGACTTAATAGTCTCTACGTCGTTATCAGAATCAAACGCAACGAAGGATATTAGCTTCAAGAACTTCTGGAATGGGCCAGCCGAAGTCTTATTTCTAGTAAGCAGATCTGCACTAATAAAGTCATCAAAACGCCCCTTTATACGCAAGTTATCTCTATCTGCGTATAAAGGGGAATACAAGATGTCCATCCAAGTCTTTAGATTGTCTAATCCTTGAGTTCCACTTGTGTAAGTTCCTGTTGAACTAGCAAATTCTATTGGGTAATATTGAGTTAGATTATTACGCCATAGATATTCAGATAAGACTTTCATACAATCTACCAACTGAATATCCTTTCCTTGGTAGATATTATCAATTAGTAAATTTGTTACAAGTGATGAAGGCGAGTATATCATCGCACTTGTATTAAAGAAATAAACCCAGGATAGCTTCTCGATTAGATACGAATGCGTAAACAGTGTTGGTGCGTTCAGAGCTATCCCAGGTAGTAATGTTCCTGATACGTAAGAAGCGAAATCAGAACTTGTGGCAAAGTTATTTAAAGACTGTCCAAGTGGCTTGAGAATGTTCCTATTGAAATATTCCGGGGTTACGTGAGTAAGGTTATTCTGCTTAACAAAGAATGGTGCAATTCCTTCTACTGTGTTAATAGAACTCCATATGGTATTTGGTATTGCACTTATATTTAAGAGGTTTGATGCAGATACAGCAAATTGAATATGCCCATTTACAATCTGATCCTCTAAGTCCACCTCATCACCAAAAGTGGTTAGATCATCCTGAAGATAGAAATTAGGAATAAGATACTTGAATGCCTCGTAATAATTAGGCTTAAAGAATTCTTGATTGTTAAGGTAATTAGCCATTAGATATATGAGACATTAATTGTTAAGTTGTTGAGTTGAATTATTTCATTGAATTCAACATGAATTGGGCTTTCAACGTTATCAACAGTGGAATACCTAACTTCAATTAAATTAGTTAAGTCTCTCACTAAATCTTGTGGATTAAATGATAGGCCGAAATCCCCATTGTCAATATTAAAGTAATCCAAGATTCTAGCCCGAGCTTTTGCAATTATCTCTTCGCTCTTCTTCTGATATCTCTTATCACACTTCAATGTAACAAATAAGTCTAAAGTTCTGATTAGACCATCCACTACTACAGGCTCATCTGTTAGCATTTTCTTTTCAGACATTGCCAATAGAAGTTGTCTCTTATATTCTGGGGTTGCTTTCTTGAGTTGGTTTGTGGTTGCCCTCTCCAGAACGAACAGGTCGATTATATTCGCTGAACTATAAGCTCTTCTTACCACAGCGTTAGCTTTTCCTGTTGACCCATAAGCAGAAATGAAGCTATTAGCGAAGCTCTTATAGTCTGCTAAAGTTACAAGCCTATCCTGTCTTCGGAAAGTATATGGAGCGTATCTCTTAGCATGAACGATTGTTTCTGCCTCTGCTCCTCCAGTTGACTCACTTGAATTTTCTAATGTGGCTGTATAGTCATTTCCGCCAATCGAAACTGTTAAAGGAGCATTCAAAGCTTCCTTCTGCATATTTCCGCGCTCACCTCCACCAATACGATAAGTAATTGTATATCTGTCACCTACCGATGGAGACTTTCCAAATGATGCATCTCCAAAGATTACCTTCGCAGCAAATGTGTCATCGGTTGCAATCTGGAATACCTTGTCGTCTAGGCCAGAAGCGAAATAAACATTCTCTTCCTCTGTATAGATTCCCTGCGTAGTTGGATTACCTTCAATAAAGACTTGAGCACTCTTTTCGATATACGGTCTTTGAGATAATGAGATCGTTTTGATTGATTCGGGAGAAGTAAAAGTTCCCTCCTCTACAACCAACGCACCTTCAAGTAATATTGCATCAGTTTGAACCACAGTATTAGCATTAGAATAAGATGCGTTAAAGATGAGGTCCACGGTATTCGAAGTAAGATCTATTGATCCGTCAGAGTTTACTTTGTATAATGTATACGATACTGATTCACCATCTAGCGGAGAGGTTATTGTTACAACTCTATTACTTCCCTGAACAGTAAGGGTTGATCCACTTGGGGATACACTATTAACAGTAATTTTAGCGTTTGCTGCGGCTGCAATTGGACCCTTCATCCTTACTCCAATCAGCTCTAGTAACTTTTTAACACTTGATCTACTTCTAGCTGTCTTTAGGAAATTTTCATTAGCTAGATAATCGGACTTAATTGACTGTATATGACCGACCGTTGCCATTAGTTCAATAAGCATTATACCAAAATCAGATTCCGTAAAGTTGTTGAAATCTAATGGGTATACAGCTTTTGCATAAGCTAAAAGAGAATCCCTAAAAGTAGTCCAATCACCAGCAGAGTAATCAATAAGTCGGTCTTTGTCCGTGATATCCGATGTTACATACTTTAGAAAGTCTGAAGTTACTGTTCCTGAGAATTGCATTAGATCTTAATTCCTACGTCAAATACTATATCTTTATCATCCCTGAATGAGCAATACAATCTAACATNNAATTGTTTTCGGGAAGGACTCACTTTGGAATACCTGAATCCTATGCACATCAATGCTTTTAAGGTATCTACTGATAGATTCCAATACCTCTTGCTTAATCAATGAGAAGGTTACATCATTTAGTTGTTCCATCAAAAACTTCTTAAGATTGCACCCATACTCTGGAAGCATAAACCTCTCCCCTCTAGAAGTTCTGAGTAAGGTCTTTAGATTATTCTGGCGTAGTTCCCTTCCAACTGACTTACCAAAATAGCCAGATCTTGGGTTATCCTCCATTGGATACTTAAATCCAGTAATTTTATCAACCTTTGAAGTTGAAAGAACTTTTGATTGTTGGGAAGGGGATTTCCCATAGATTGTTGTTGATGTTGGTAATGCCATTAGGTTGTATTAAATGTTATATCTGAATCTACTAACGTTGGATCTGTAGTAGCATCAAAGGTAAAGTAAGTTCTGTAGTTATCCTCAGTGATACTGGCTCCATTTATTACGACATCGGTAAATTGCACATGCTTAACTGTGTTTGAAGCATTTAATCCTTGAATCAAGCTACTCAATGTCCCAGGATACCCAGAAACACTAATGTCCTT